TTACTGTCGGGTTTGTGAGATACGTTGTAGTTGCCATTTTGTCTCCTAAAAGAACACTGCGCTATAAGTAAAGAGTAACACTTTTATGCTGTCTGTGCTTGTAAAGCCATTTGCAAAATGTAAGCAGGATATGTTGCCCCGCCTATCTCGACTGCCCCTGGCTGGCCAGACATTACGATTATTGGGCTTGCCAGCACTAGGGCGGCAATGCTTAACAGTTTTTGTAGTACTGGCAGGCCTGCTGGCCCTGTGCCGATGACCTTGACTTGGAAAGTCATACGCACAATGTTGCCTTTGCCGGCGATGGTTTCAAAACTAGGTGCGTCAATAAACACACAGTTAGGCACAATTTTGGTTGCGTCATTTATAACGCGCAAGCCAGTAACAGCTGTGAGTGTCGCCGTTATATCGTCTATGGCCTCGTTCAAAAGGTCTGTGTAAGCCATTAGGCAACCTGCGGGCGGTCAATGCCTAGCAGCTGCTTAATAACTGGCGTCATCGCATTTACGTTTGCCTGGCCCATGCTGTCAAAGGTTGCAAACGTGTCTTGTGTGCTGCCTCGACTACGCCACAAGGCCGCGCCATACATGAGCGTGCCCATCGTGACATCGCCGCCAGGTGAGGTAGTTAAAGAATCGGCATAACCTGACTCTTGCCTGCGACGATAACAAAACAAATTACTGGCAGAAACTGCCTGAGTCAGCAGCGTCATGTCGTCTGACGGGTCGGCTATATCTACGCCTAAATAAGTTTCTAATTGCGCGACAGTTGTCCAAGTGCACGTTTGCGTGTAAGTAACAGTGCCGGTATATATGACTGTGTACTCAACGTTTGCACCTGTGCAAGCAAATAACACTTGGTTTTCTCTAGGCACGTTCGCGTCAAAAAGTAATGAGCCTGTTTCGTTTTCAACGCCAATGAACCTATAAAGCGGCGTGTCAAGCACAGTAAATGTGCCGTTAAACGGTGACGTAAGACTGCCTACTGTTATTGACTGGCCTGTAACTATTTCTGTCGGTTCCAGCGTTTGCAGTACTGCGTAGTTGTCTAGCAGTTGCTTGCTTTGTGTTTTATATACAGCCACAGCTGCGCCGCCTTTCTGTTAGGCGGTGGTGATGCTTTGGATACAAACTGGAATGTTTGCAAACGTGGCAATGTAGCCGTAGAAAGTTACGTCTCGACCTAGCAACTCTGCATTTTCCACAGTCATAATTCCGCGAATTTCCTCAAAGAAACTAAAAGCTGAGGTGGCTGAGTTGCGTGGTGTATGCGCCACAATCATTGAGCCAGCAGCAAAGTTATTGCTAACTACTACTTCAAGACCCAGCGGGTTAATGCTGTTGTAGTTCAGCCCGCCAGCGTTGCCGCCAAGTCCGTTTTGGCTAATGTTGTTGTTAGCGCCGACATAACCAAACACAGGCCTGTTTTGGCTGTCAAGCTGACGGCCCAATTTTTCCCATACGTTAGGTGCACAATAAATGTGCGTTGGAAAATAATTAGTGTCCTCGGCCATTTCGCGCGCTGCGTCATAAAGTGCGTTCACCAATGACGTCGGGTCAGTCTGTGAAAATGTCCATGTCGAGCCTGACGCGGTTGCAGCTGCTACCAAAGCATCGGCTGCCACGTCGTCTGTGCGAATCATGTATTCGCCGCTGAGGTCGTTGATAATGGTTTCAAGCGCTGGAATTGCCGTAAAGTCAATGTCCTGTTGAGAAATGAACACGCCGCCAGCTTGCGTACTTTTTGTAACTGTATTTGCTGACAGGGTCATTTTCTGTGAAGTTACAGCCGAGCCTTCAGTTTGTGTGCTTACTGAAGTGTGCTGAGAAATCTTTGTTTTGGTAAATGTTTTGGATGGTGTAGACGGCATCGCCGATACGCCCAGCGCTGTAACAACAGGGCGCATGAACGACAGGTCTTGAATCACAGGGCCAAGCAGTCTTTGCTCAAGCAAACCAGCGGTGTCAGTTGTCAAATCTTGTGCTAACGCAAACTCAAGCGCTGTTGAATTTTGCCTTAAGTTGTCTTTGTAAGCAAGGTTAACTGCGCGGAATGTGTCGCCACCAATGTGCATTGCTGCCATGTACTCTGCTGCTGACGGCATCTTAAATGCGCGTTTTGGCTGTGCATACAATGGCGCTGAAGCCTCGATAACTTCTGGTGCTGCTGGGGTAGTTTCCACTGGTGTCTCCTCGATAAGTTCGGTAGCGTCTTCGGGTTCGCCGTCGTCGCTGTTGTCATTATTACATAAATTTTCTGTGTTTGCATCAGAACTGGCAGCCACTTGCGTGATTACTGAGCCCTCAAATGCTGGGGTGGGCACCAAAGACAGCTCTAACCAGTCGGCAGCCTCAACAACCATTACGCCGTCTTTGTTAAACGTAAATTTTGTCGGGTTTACGCCGACAGAAACGCTATCTAAAACGCCGTCTGCGGCCAATATCAGCGCTTCGTCGCCTAGCGCTGTGGTGCTGATTTTTGCCACAAAGTACATGGCTGTTTCGTCTTCTTCGCGCTCAGTGACAAGACCAATAGCCGCTGTTGAGTCATGCGACATGAACAATTTAGGTGCTTTGCCGTCTGTAGGCAATGAGCCAGGCATGAACGTAACAACTTGCCCGCCACTTACAGTTGCCTCTGTGTTGTATGGCAAGGCAACGCCAGTAATGGTGCGCTTAGCTGTGCCGTCTGGTGCAGCTGCGTCAATGCTAAAACTAGAATTGGTTAACCTAATCATTTGCTAACTCCTCTTGTGTGTTCTCTCTATAGTCTGCTGCATCTGCTACATAATTGTCGGCTAAATACGACAGGGCGTTAAATTCAACATAGGTGCCGCGCGGTAGCACGTTGTTCATGCTGAGTGTGGCCGATATGCACTCTGCGTATGGCTTAACGCCAAAAATGTATAGGTCGGAGCGGCTTTGCTCTGAGCTTGTGTAAGCGTAAGCGCCAGTTGAAACGCCGACAAGGTAGGGCGGCACGCCGCACAGCCTGGCTAGGTCGAGCGCGCTGTATTGAGCGCTTTCTATCATCAGCATTTTGTCAGGGGTGGCGTTGCTGGGCTCATAAGTTAAAAACTCATTGAGAACTGCCGTTTGTGATGTGAGACGCGCATTGTTAAACGCAGCCCCGATATCGGCCAACTCCGTAGCGCTCAAAGGCTCGCCGCCAGTTTGCTTAAGGATTCCAGACGGTAGAGATGTGCGAGCCATTTCGTAGCGGCTGCGCTCAACCTTAATCGCGGTCGCAATGGTTTGCGATGAGCTGTAAACAATGCCCTGTATAGGTGAGATAAATTGCACTACGTCGCGCGGGTCAAGCATGTTGCCGGCAAACATAATTTCTTTAGATGGGCCAAAAAATACTGGCCCCATTTGGTCAAGTGTTGAAACTGAGCCGGCAGGTAGGCGCGTAAACTTGCTAGGGAAGCCGTCAGTAGTGCGTTCAATTATGGCCCAAAACGCACGCCCGTAAAACAGTAAATCATCTAGGGTAAAGCTCATGAGATGGCCGTAGGTAACGCCTGGGTCAGGTTGCCGTAACCAACTGCGCGGCGCTAAAGGTATTTTTTCCATTTCGCCAGTGACATCGTCAAATTGCTCGCCATACATTTTTAACGGCATGCACGCAATAACTGAGGCCAGCAAGTCTCGACTACGCGACACAGTAGCCAACGTCATTGCCTCAGCGCGTGCCGTTCCCTCTTGGTACTGGTAAAACTGGCCAATTGCGTTAGTGCTGTACGACGGCGTAAAACCTACAGCGGCCTGCACTTTAGGCACTGGCGCAATAGCCGCCTTAGTTACCTGCTTGTTTCCAAAAATGCCCATGCTGTAAGTATGCCTCAAATGTTGCTGTCGTGTGGTGGTTGCCGACTTGTCCGGCAGGATTGCCAGCAACCACCAATTGCAGGTTAGCCGTTAACAACAACTAGCAAAGGCTTGTTTTTGTTAATTGGCCTAGATGCCAGGGCGCTCGCAAATATCATGCAGCGCGCCAGCTCTATAGGCCCAGGTGACTTAGCGCTCGACAGGGCACTGCCCGCTTGCGTTTTGACCATGACGGCCCGCACGCAATGTTCCGCCAGTGCGTTTTCGCCAGTGTGAAACAGCCTGTTTTCTATAATCATGTTCCGCACAAGCGGAGTAAATTTTAGTAGTTCGCCGTAGCCGACGGTCTGGGCGCGCCGGCGGTAAACGTCTGGCAGATGCAAATCCAGCATTGGGGTAATGGCCAGCTGTACTGTCGGGTCGGTTAGCACGCGCACAACTTCTGCCCACATGGCTTGCTCGGACTCGACAGCAAACTCGACTGTGCAAGTAACTGTGCCGTCAGGGTTAGCAACTGACCTCACGCCCACATATCGTGAGTCGTCAAGGCTGCTGTCAATGCTAAGGGTTCCCCCTGTCTGGCTTATTGTGTCTGTCAGACATTCAGCCCATTTGCCATTAGGTAGCCAGCCTTGTGCAGCTGCAACCCATAAATTTAGGTGCGCCCTAAGCCAACTTGTGCGGTCAGGTTTTTGGCTGGCCGCAATAAGCGCGTCAAGGGTGACGGTGACGCCCAGCGCAGGGTTAGCCCAGCCCCACCATTGCCGGTCATCAACATTGACGCCTGGCGGTGGTGACCACGACGCAAAATAGAGCTGGCGGGAAATGCCGGCGTCAATATCATTTATGCCCTGCTCACGCATACGCAACATTGCCGTGCTCGACTCATCGCCCGCCGTTGACCAGCAACTAAACAACGGGTTAGGTCGCGCTATTTGCGACGGTTGCAAAGCGTCAAAGACAACTGTCGGCTGGATATTCCAAAGTTCGTCGCACACAATAAGGTCGTTGCTGCCGCCGTGCGCGTTGCCTGGCGTTGCGGCCCGCACTTCCCAGCGACTGCCGTCTGGCATGTCCACACTCTTACGGCCTAAAGCGCGCATAGGTTTGCCGTTAAAATACTCTGTAAGTATCGGTTGCAGATATAAGAATATTGCTTCGGCCCTGTCGAGCTTGTGGGCAGTGCTTAAAACGTTTTGTGGTTTGCCGCGCAACTGTGCAAACTCTGTCAACCACCACCCAATAAGTGCAGACAAAGCAACGGTCTTGCCCTGCTGTCGCGCCGTTTCCACAAGGCTTTGACTACGCAACAACGTGCCGGCAGTATCGCATTCAAGTTGCCCAGTAAGCGCGTGCACCTGCCATTCCATAAGCGTCACGCCCATGTACTTCTGCGCCCAAGCTGCAACAGCAGGCCCGTGAGACAAATCCCCAATGCGCGCCGATTCCAGTCTGGGCAACGCTCGACCCATCAAAGCCAGTCCAGGCTGGTCAAGGCCAGTTCCCGCCAGTTCAGGCTGGTTTCCCAAAAAGAGACAGTTGGAAGGATGCGGGGTGATATTTTTTTCTGTAAAAAAATCAGAATTTTTGTTTTGTATTGCGGCGTTTCTTTGTTGCATTGTGTGTGCTTGTTTGCGTGCTTTGTA